CCTGTATATCGGTTCACGCGAAGCGGGAAAAATCACCAACGCATACGAAAAAGGCGATCAACTTTTCGGCGAAAAATCCAATTCTGAATGGCTCCGCATTGAACTGCGTTATGGCAACAAATTGCGCGTTCTCTCCTCCGATATGTTGCGCCGACCGGCTGACTTTTTCGCGGGGGCCTCTGACTGGCATGCATCAATGCTGCTCAAGGCCGGGGCGGTTGTTTCCTCTGAGCCCGTCAAGTGCACGCCTCGCCTTCAAGTGGAAACCGTCCTCGCTGAATGCACGCGAAACGTTCGCTGGATGATTCAAACCGCTGCGGCGTCCTTCGGTGTGGCGGTCAAGTATTTGACCGAATCCCAATTGTTCGAGCTAGTCGAACATCAGAAGCGGCCAGGTCGTCTACAAAAATTTTCCGAGTCTGAAATCAGTCGGTCATTCTCGCAAGCGTTCACGCGCATCAATTCGTTTCCATCGGTTGAATGCTCCCCGGCATTCGCTTAACCGTCAATCAAAGGGGTAAGGAAAAATCATGAAGTTGAACAGTCAAGTGCTCTGCACCGGTATCAAGGAAAGCTCTGGAAATTTCGAGGGCAAAGCCTTCTCGTCTACGACCTTTCATCTGAATGTTGAAGTGGCCGAAAACACCGCTGGCCGGTCTTTGGGCCAAGTGTCCCGGCCTTTCAAATTTGGCGATGCGACCGAGTTTGAAAAATGGGTGCATTACAAAAATTCGTGGCCGGTGCAGGGCGTTATGTGCGCGGTGGTGTTCGATGTGGTGTCGGGCGCTGATAACTCGACCAAGTTGGTTCTGCTCGAAATCAAACCTGTCGGCGCTGCCAAAATTGCGGCCTAAAAATCATGCGCCTCCTCATTCAATCCCAATCGACGCTTCGCTTTTTGTGCCCTTCCTTGGATGGCGGGGAACCGGTGTGGGTGTCGTCATTGCGTGAGGCTGGCGGCGGTGTAGTGGCTGATGTTGAGACAGCGTGCCAGCTGGTGCAGGACAACTGCGAATTCGAAGATCAGCCGATTTTGATTGATCTTGACCGGCTTGGCACGATGAACGATTACCCGGTTTCTGGAGGTTAAAAAATGGCTCAATTTTCCTGTCGCTCTTGTGAGTATCAAGGTCACTTTGTGGATTTCAAAACTGGTACGACTCATGTCGAGGATTCCGAGGACGATGACGTTTCGGAGTCTTACGAGGTCGATGATTTGGCATGTCCTTCGTGTGGTTCCGAGTCGGTCACTGAGGATTGATTAGTGAACCGTTCTACTCTTTTCGTTATGGGTTCTTGGCTTCTCGTGGTCGGTATTTTTGTTTTGCTGGTGAAGCCATGACTGCTGAAGATTTGGCCCTGTTGGGCATCACGGCTCCTACGATCTTGATGGTCTTGTCCTGGGGTTTCGGCGTGATTCTGTTCGGCTGGTCGCTCGGCTATGGCGCATCGGTGGCATTGACCATCATCAAGAAAATTTGATTGCAGGGCTGAAGGTTTTATGAGGGCCTTCAGCGGTGTAATCCTGATTTTTTCAGAGCATCATTTTTTTGGAGTTTCTACCATGAAACGTTTCAATCAAGCGCGTCGTTATGGCGCAAAAATCGCCGCTGGTGCAACTGCTCTGGCTTTCTCTGCTGCCTCGTTCGCCCAGACCGTTGACCCCATCAGCACCATTCTCGACTCGGTTGATCTGAGCGGTATCGCTGTCAAGGTTGCCGCTGCTGCTCTGGTGGTGGTTGTGATTGCTCTGACCTTCAAGGGTCCTGACGTGGCAAAGCGCGTCATTCGCAAGGTCTAAGACCATGGTTAACGGCTCACTCCTCGCGCTCTTTTGGGCCATCATTGCTCTGATCGGTGCGATGAGTGGGTTCGTTTTCGTTCTCTCTTTGGGTAGGACCTCGTCGTGAATAAATTTCTGCTGGTCTTGCTTTTGGGTTTTTCGTCCTGCTTTTCTTTTGCGGCCGATATTTGGACTCCGGGCTATGTCTTTGACACGGCGGCTAATACTGGTGTTGATGTTTGGTACGGTCCGGGAAATAAGGTCACGACAAACGGCGCGTTTGCGCGGGGTGCTAATGTTTTGAATGCTGCTGGCGGTGCGCAGATTGTTGAAAAGGGTTCTGTCTTGTTGCGTGATGGTCGCTCTGTGACCCTTTCGGCGACTCGTTTGGCAACTGCGGGTTCTTTGGCGACTGCGGCGGCTAAGCTGGCGTCGGGTCCTTATGGCATTGTTGCGGCGCTGGCGTTGCCTGCTTTGTATGATTGGATTGCTGCTGACAATGCCCAAAATATCAGGGTCAATTCTGGTCGAACTGGTGTTGAAAAGAAGGATACACAAAATTGCACGTCTGCGCCATGTTATGAGTTCCGCGGTCCAGCGCCTAATTATTTGTGGTCCCGTGATTCCTGTCAAACTGCGGCGGCTGTAGCGGCGTCCATTGCTTCGCCCTGGCGTTACGTGGTGGTAAGTTGTACCCCTAACAGTGCTTCGTGGGTAGCCGAACGGTATTTAGACGGGGCTTTTTATGACACCAATGTGCCTCAGACATTAACTCGTCGCGATGTTACACCGCTGCCCGAGAATTGGCTTCCTTCGTCAATGGATGATATTTCTCCTTACATGACTGTCCGTTTGCCGGTTGCGGATTATGCTCGACAGATTGTTGAGGCAGGCGGTGAAATCGATGTGAGCCCGGTATCTATTACGGGTCCTGAGGTGCCATTGGTGCAGCGATCGCCTTCGGTTAGAACCACTCAATATCCGGCTCCCTCCCCTGTGGTTTCTCACTCCACACAAGCGGGCAATCCTTACGGTTTGGCCAACAACACGCCGACTCAAACGGGGTCCTCGACGGGGACACGTTCCGTTAATCCGGGTTCGTCGGTCACATCGGGGCCGGTTCCTTCTGGCTCATCGTTCCCTACGCCTGTGCCTATCAAGTCGCCAAGCTCTACGACGTCGATTTCGACCTTTAACCCTGTGACGAACAGTACAAGCACGACCAGCTCGACGACGGTATCGCCTCAAACTCAAGTCACCAATATCACGAACGCGACCAACATTAGCAACACGAGTAACACCTCGACGGTGACGAATTCGAGCAAGACGACGACAACTATCACGAACAATATCACCAATGAAACGACAACAATAACGGATGACACTCCAGTTGTTCACTCTCCTGATTCTGACCCTTCCGTTTCTGAAAATGAGCCTGCAACCGACACGCCATTTTCTGATGTGCCTGAAATTTATCAAGCCAAGTATCCTGACGGTTTCGCGGGTGTTTGGGCGGTTCGCAAGAACGATTTAAAAGCTACTTCCCTTGTGGGTGTGCTGGACGATCTCATGCCATCCATCGGGGCCGGTGGTGCTTGCCCTTCTTGGCTGCTGCCCTTGGACCTTGGGCCTTGGAGCTACGGCAGTTATGACGTTGCGCCTCCTTGTTGGCTTTGGGATGTTGCTAAGGCCATTGTGATTCTTTCGGCGCTGCTTCTGGCCCGTGCTTTGATCTTTGGCGGTTGATATGGTTGCTTCGTTTTTTACGATGTTGTTTGCAAAAGTGGTGGCTTTTGCTGAGTGGCTTTTTGAGCTGGCGGTCGAGGTTTTCCGGTCCTTATGGCTTTTCGTCCAAGATGCGTTTGTCTGGGTTTTTGACGAGGTGTTAGGCGTTGCAATTTCTGCGCTCGGTGAAATAGACGTTTCGGCGCTGTCTGGATTCAGTGCAAGCGGTTGGGGTGCGTTGCCTTCTGAGATTCTCAACATCCTTGCTTTGATCGGTGTCGGCTCGGCCTTACAGATCATCACAGCGGCGATTCTGGTGCGTGTCACGCTCCAGTTGATACCGTTCGTTAGGCTCGGCTCATGATTAACGGTTTGGAGGGTATTCCCGGTTCTGGTAAGTCTTACGAGGCTTGTGTTTTCCACGTGCTTCATGCCCTGAAATCGGGGCGTAAGGTCATTACTAATTTGCCGCTTAATTTGGAAGCGTTCTCCGCCATTAATCCTGATTGGCTTGATTTGCTTGAGATTCGCACTAAGCCAATGCCAGTGCTAGGTACTTGGGACGCTCAGCGTGTTCCGGCTTTCCAGTTATTCACGGAAGAGGAAAAAGCGGTTCCTCGTATGGTTCTTTACACCACGGGTGGTTCGGTTCAGATTCGCAAGCCGCCTAAACTTTTCGGTCACGTTTGGGATTTTTACAGCGAGTGGAAGGCAGAGGATGGTTCTGGCCCTCTCTTCATTGTTGATGAATGTCACGTGTCTATGCCTAAAATTGGCACTGATCTCGAGGTGATTGAGTGGTTTTCACTGCATCGTCATTTCAATTGTGATGTTTTGTTGGCTACACAACAGTTTCGCAAAATGGACCCAGATATAGCGGGCAATATGGCGATGATGATTCGGGTACGTAATGCCGATATTTTGGGTTTGAAAGGCTCTTATATTCGCAAGGTGCATGCCGGTTTCCGTGGTGCCGTTATCAGTGAAGAGACCCGCAAACTAGAGCCTCAGTTTTTTTGTCTTTACAAAAGCCATACTCAAGGTAACAGCGTGGCTGAGTCCTTGGCTTCGGATGTGACGCCCGAGCTTGTCAAGTTCAATCGCTTTAAGTGGGCGGCTATTGCGTTGACTGTGCCCTTTGTCGTCTATGCGTTCTGGCCTTCACCTGACAAGCCGAAAAAACCGGAGCTTAAACCGATCTGGCTGGATGCTGCGGCCGCAGAACATCAGGCAAACCCTCCGCGCGGTCCTGACTTTCGTTTACCTGCGTTGCCTCCTTCGTCTGGTGCTGCTGCTCCTGCTGTTCCGGCTTCCGGTGCTTCTGTGTCTGTCGAGGAAACAGAGCCCGATTTGGAGCCGTTCAAGGCTCAAGGCTTGCACCTCACGGGCTGGCTTCGCTCACCCGGCAAAGCTGACGTGTTCACCTTTGCGGTGTCGTCCTCGGGTCAACTGCTGTTTAATGTCACGCTCGCGGAAATCACAAAATCAGGCTACAAGTTTGAGCCTCTCGGAGAATGCGCGGGCCTTCTGCGCTTCGCCAAAAAAGTCCGAACGGTGATTTGTGATGCTCCGGTGACTGCATCAGGCCGCAACAATTACCCGGTCGTCCTGGCTGGTGCTGCGCGTTCCCCCGCTGTTCCCTAATTCCATTGGCTTTACACTCCCTGCAAT